TAAAATAGTAATGGGTGTCAGCGATTTTATGATGAACCTCTTGGAACAACTCCAACACAAAAAAGGCATCACTGAAAGTTCTGCTAATTCCTACATTAAGAGACTTTACACTCTTAATAACAAACGACCCTTTAACAACCTTGCTTTCTTACGACACAAGCAAGACATTCACGCCAAATTACAACCCTACGCAGAAACCACCTATCGCAATATGCTCTCCGCAATCGCAAGTGTTCTCTCCCTCTACCAATCCAAACCTACCTACGCTAGTCTCTACCGATACTATTCCAAACTCCTTAACGATAAACACGAAGAAGCAAAAGAATACAATGCTAAATACGCCAATCACAAAACTGAAAAACAAGCAAAAAACTGGATTACTTGGGACGAAGTCCTACAACGCAAACAAGACCTCAAAGACAATGTCGCTTCCTTCTGCTCTAAAAAGCATATCACACCTCAACAGAAAGATGTCCTTCTTCAATTCCTTATCCTCTCTCTTTACACCGATATTCCACCACGCAGAAACCAAGATTATCAACTTCTCCACCTCGTCAAGTCTACAGACGGCAAACCCACCGACAAAAACTACCTCTCCATTGACGATAAAACACTCACCTTCAACCGATACAAAACCGCCAAGAAATACGGACAAGTCAAGATTGACATCACAGACAACGACGAACTTCGCTACGCACTCCGTTGTTATTTACGCCATCACCCTCACAATAAAGGACGCAAAGGTAAGAACTTTATCACCCCTCTTCTCGTCAATAGTGATGGAACTCCTCTCACCTCTGTTAATGCCATCACACGCATTCTCAACAAAATCTTCAAGAAACGGGTCGGGAGCAGTATGCTACGACACATTTACCTCACGGGCAAGTACGGAGACGAACTCAAGGAGATGAACCAAGATGCGATTGCTATGGGACATTCCACCTCACAACAACGAGATTATGTCAAAGACAAACCCCCTCCCGAAGAAATGGAGGGAAGTGGAAAACCAGATGCCGATATTGACGCTCTCTTAACCGAAATTGGGGGAGAACAAGCGAACCTTCGGGAGCGGTTAGATAGTTAGGTTAGTTAGGCGTTTCCCAATCCTTTCTTGAGATTGCCAAAGAAGGCACATAGGCACACGTGTGTCAATGTGTCTTCTTTTCAAATCCATAGGACTTTCTAGAACACCTAACTAACCTAACTTCCTAACCGCACCAAGTAGATGACCAAGAGAGTACGTATCAATCCTAATGCTCTCAAACGACGCTACTCCCACACAGACCCTCCCAATTGTATCCAAAGGGTAGAATATCTACTCATTGGAAAACACTATTGTTGGGTTCAAATTCTCACATAAGGGCATCCAGTCTCGCCTTACTCCCCTTGCGACCTCCCGTGCGACCACCTCCCGTGCGACCTCCACCCGTCGCACCAAACCCAAGACGCTCCGCAAAATCAACCGCACCCTTCACCTTCTCACCTCCTACAGACCGAGCAACACCCTTTACCACATTACGAACTGCGGGGTTCTTCATCATCTCCTTCGCCTTGTTAAGAGCAGTTCCAAGTTTGGAGAAGAAACCACCTCCCACATACCGCTCCAGAGACGAACGAGATGCCATAGGGGCAACGGGAGCAGAAATCACATCTTGCTCCGTAAGAACACCCTTCACAATACGAGACGACCCCGATTGGGTCTCAAAGAAACCAGAGTTCACCGCAACCACATATAACTGAGCATCCCTCGCTACATTCTGCTTGTTCAGTACTCGGTAGTTAAACTGGAGAGTGTAGTTCCCTACCACCGATGGTGCTTGTCCCGCTTGAAGAGTAATATCCTTACCCATCTTGAGAACAAGCATACCACCCACAAGATTGACATTGTTCGCCGATGCTGTTCCAATGAGAGGACTTGTGGCGTTATTCACAACACGTCCAGAACCATTCCACGTGTTCCAGTCCATCTTCAGTCCATTCTGTACCGACATTCTGTAGAGTTGACGGGACGTGTGCGAACTTAAAAGACCCGCAAAGTTGTCAAAATTTACGCTAATCTGGTCTATCGGGAAGTAATAATCACCTTGCGTGGAAGAGTACGCACTCGCACCATAAGGTTTGGCGTAAATGAGAAGCATATCGGGAATTTGCGGGAGTGTGATTGTGCTTGAGGCATATGTACCCGAGGAATTGGCGGGAAGCGACCCGATTGTCTGGATGTACCTCGCATACTCAAGGTACGGCAACACATTTCTCGGCGGAAGGGCAATGTCCAGAGAAGGCGTAAGGAACTGAATGTTCATTGTCGGGTCTACGAACGGAGTAGAGGTCGCAAGAGCAACATTGCTAATGGTACGAGTGTTTGTTGTACCCGAGGCAAGTGTCGCATTACGAATAACACGAGAAGCGGGACGGAAGTTGAATACTAACTGAATGTTATTCACACCATACAGACCCACCTCATCTCCGTGTTCCTCACTAAAGATGAACGGCGACAGAACCAGTTTCTCCGTTGCCGTGAAGACCACGAAAATGCGGTAAGAAGTAAACACATTCACACCACCACCATCATCCGTGAGAATGGGTACGCCGTTGTTAAAATCAATCACATTCGCACCATCGTTATACGTCCCGTTCCCTACAAGAGGAGCACCCGTCGCATCCGTGAACTGAATGTCCCAGAACGCACCATTCGGGATATTGTCGTAATCTGTACCATCAAAGTACGAGGCAAGAGGGTTGTTAATCGCACCCACGGCATCATCATACGAAAGATACTTATCCAGCATTGTGGGAGTTGTCCGCTCAAGGCGGTTCGCCTTCAAGTCCGTAAGACGGAGGATTTCATACAGAATATCTTGGGTGTTAATGGTCGCCACGGCATCGTTAATGGTCGCAGTCATCGTGGAAACAAGAGAATGAAGGGGGAACGGGCATAGAGCAACATCTTTACCGAATACTACCACGGGTTGCGGTTGGGCGGGAATTGCGATGGGTGCTCCACCAATCGTCGTCGTAAATCCTACACGCACACCCGTAGTCCATTCCATCTCTCGGTCAATGAACACATTGAGAGACGGGACTTGAATGTTAAAGGTCATCTGCGATGAGGTTGAGGCAATCGCCTTGAACGGAGCATTCGTAAGCGATAATGCTCCCTTGTCCACGGCAAATGCGGGTTTCTCTTGAACAATACGAGGGTCAAACACGGACATCTTAGATACTTCCGCCATAATGTCTTCTAAACACTACAGAGGAAAAAAATGAGACCAGATATGTTGATTTATCGCTCGTAATCACGCCTCCTAAACATCACCTTCACCGAAATGGACGACTGATTGTACAAATATATGGGATACAATTGCCCGTCCAGTCTGTTCTTCCAATACACTTGAATATCTATTGCCCGAACCTCTTGCTTGGAGTTGCTCATCGTTGAGAGACGATATTCCGCACTTGGCACATATTGGACGAACTCCTTGTACGCATCCGCATTCTCATTGTACAGAGCAATGTCCGTAATGATAGGTTGGAAAGCACTCTGCGAACCAATATTCGCCACAACATTCCCATCTCCAAAAGCAACGGGTTGTCCCGTTTGCTCATTGTGAATTGGAATGAGCGTTGAAATAAAGACCAGACTTCCAATGGGAGACCAGAGTGTCCCACTACTCACATAATCTTGCTCTATCTTGAACCATTTGATTTTCACTCCCGCACTTGTCTCATATTCCACAATCGTGTCTCCTACCTCCGTAATGTCCTCGGTTTTTATCTCATACGCATAATCTTGGAGACCCTTGGAGTTGCTCGTGGGAATGTCCCCACCCAAGTGCTGATTGGGGAGACCCTTGAATAGTCCATACATATTGGAGTTGAAATACATTCTCCAGTTTTCGTCCGTAGTTGTTCCCGCACTTGTCCTCGTCGCTAAACCCCAACCCGTTATATCACAGAGCAAATGGAAACGCTTACTTGATGGGTCATATTTCATCTTGGGAGCAAGAGTGTTGAGAGGGGGAGGAACACCCACGCCCCCATTCGCCGTCCACCACGCTTGAAACTGCGTCCTTATATCCACATATGCTTGGAAATAGGTCTGGTTCACCAAATCTACCCAATGCTGATAGGTCATCGCATAGTAATACGGAGTGCTTAGGTCTTGGGACAGAAATCCACCAGTGGGAGCAATAGGAGCAGACACTCCATCTACTTGCGGTTGCCATATCACGGGTTTTGTGCTACGGAATGTCTGTGTGAATGGATTACCCGCAATCACATAGTTCGCCGTCATCTCCAATGAAAGCGTGTAAATCGTCAAGTTCGGGTTTGTCTGTCCCACACCGAGTTGGATGCGAGGCACAAACAACGGAAGAAGCACATCACTCCCATTCATCGTAAATCTCACGATTGAAAAGTAATACTTACTCGTATCCTTAATAATCGCCGTATCACGGGTTTCATTAAATCGGGCAAGAGGTTGCGTTCCTACCCCTTTGTCCTCGTCTGCCCCATTGATAATATCACAATTGTAGTATATAAGGTCGGGGTCTTCCGCACTCCCAAACTTCTCTATGTTTATATTACGACTGCCGAGGAAGGACATCTTTATCTAACCACTCCTATATTTTTCTTTCTTGACCGCAAGTATTCTTTCTTTATTCTTCTCATACCATTCCTTCTTTTGCTGACGGACTTTCTCTTTATTTGCCTCCCTATATGCCTTTCTTTGCTGACGGACTTTCTCTTTATTTGCCTCTTGATATGCTTTATCAATCACCGCTTTTCGCCTTTTATTTTCCTCATTTTCACGATATTCCTTTTGATATTTCATAATCTTATCTTTATTTCTCTCAAAATACTCCTCTCTCGTTAATCCAGCAACTTTTTTATTTACACATTCCTCTCTATCTATCCAATAACCCTCTCTCTTTCTCAACTCCTCTTTACAAGAACACGGAAACTCCTCAATCAAATAAATATCTGGTTCATCTTCTCCACTATAACACAACTTTGAGGTTAGAGGTTTATTTGTCTTTGCGTCATATTTATGTTTGGATTTTCTTTTTGATAATGTATCACAAGTAGAACCCACATATAACACCCCATTCCCACGCAATCCATAAATCTTCCCTTTTGAATAATCAATCATCTACTTTCTATATGTCCGTATCGTTTAGGTATGTTTCTTGCTCCAAACATCTCTTTCTACTTACTTACCGAGAGTTTCTTGCGTGAGTGCTGTTGCTAATGTGTCGGGGTCTATTCCCGTTCCCTTATATATTTTCTTTAGTATCGCATTGTATTCGGGTAATGAATAATCCGCAAATAATAACCTCATTGCCGTGTGCCTCCCACAAGTATTAATATCTTTTGAGACTGGTTGATGTTGTTCCTTATTCCACGCCAACTTGTATCCCGCCTCTTTCACTTTCTTTTCCAATAATGGTCTGTCTTGTCTCCATCGCCGATTATCCTCCATTGAACCTCCCAACTTTTTCTTCCACTGACTTGGAGCATTCCCATATGGGTCATAAATCTCTATCGTATCACCTCTACGCATTAGAGCAATCCAATGTCCCGTCGTGTCGTCCTCCGTCAAAAACAACATTATCGCTCTCCCGTGTGGGTCAAACACCTCATCAATATGCGTCGTGTTCTCCAACTGCGGATAGGTAAAAATGTTCGTATCTACGGGTAAGAGACGCTGAATGTCCCCATCACTAAGAGGGTATTCCTTTGCCTCCTCTATTTCTTCCTTAATCTCTTCGTCTCGCTCCATCTATCTATTCGTAATAGATTGTGATGGCAAACTGCTGAACTTGAGGATTACTCACCACCGCATCACATATCACCCCTAACCCATTAGCAACCACCAACCCCCCATCGGGAAACTCTATGTTATGTTGGGTAAATCCTATTGAACCACCTATTCCAGCAGAATAATGCTGTGTTGTATGGAGTTCTGTCAATATCACGGGTTCTGTTCCCACTGGAGGTGCTGACGCATCAAAAAATCGTGTTCTTGCTACAGCAATGCTTGTTGTATTATCGTCCAACGCAACATCACAAATGATTTTACGCAAAACACAACCCGTAGGAATGAGATTTGCTACATAGGGGAGAGGAGGAGACCCAGAGTTGGAGAATATTTGGAATGACTTTGCCGAGAGTTGCTGACCCACTCCCGATATATCCCCTTGAATGATTTGTAATCCCGTAATCACATTATCAAATCCCGAGGAAACATCTCCATTGAGAGTATCCAATCTACTTTCCACACCACTCACATCTGTTGCCTCTATTGCTCCAATCCCATTGGATATGTCCGTCAAAATATCCACTGCCAGTGTTGTTGCCGTTGCCGTATTCAGCGTATTCGTTTCTAATGACGGGAGAGTTGATGATAAATCCACGGATATTGCGTCCAATGACGCTTGAATGGGAGGTAAACCCGCCGATAAATCCGCAATAATCGTATCCAGTCTTGCCTCTACACCACTCATATCTACACTACCTCCTCCCGAGATATTACTCGCAATAATGGTGTCTGCCTCCAAAACACTCACTCCTTGAATAGAGTTTGTCCCTTGGAAATCCATTCCCGTAGAAACCAGCATTGGCACAAATGGGTCATTTGCTTTCAATAACTGAGTAGACATAGACGCACTTGTAAGGGGTCGGGCGACATCTATGAGTTCTTTCTCATCATTCATATAGTTCGCCACACTCATTACTACTATCCATAACGATTAAAAGAAAGGGTTAAGAAATGGTTGGATTGGGTGGTTAGTTAAGTTATTGCCACAAACTCTTGTTAAGAGCGACGCAACGACGCACGACACACCAGAGGGTGTGTTGCTTTGTTCCCTATAGGCAAGTGTTTGCTCCAAAATCTCAACCCTCCACTTTCATAACCAACATTTTTACAGACCAAGCAAAAAAGGTAAAAATGCGGACAAATAATATGTTTACCATATTAGGAAATGGCATCTCGGTGTGAACGAAACAATCGCAGACTACGAAATCAATATCTTGCGGACAACTCTATGGGTCTCAATCAACAGCGTCTTATTGGAAAGGCAGTCTCTAAACAAGTCGGTTTTGACTTAGAGGAAACGGGAGACTTGGACGATTATGGCAAGTTTTTCCAGTTTGATTGGGTCAATGAGGAACACGGCATCTACGGAGAACTCAAATGGCGAAAGGTCAAACTCCATTCTTACAAAACCACCATTGTGGGAGAACCCAAAATCAAATATGCTCTCGCACACCCAGACAAAACCTTTTTCTTTGTTTTCCGCTTTATTGATGGTCTCTATTTCTGCCATTTCAAGGACATTGACACCAACCAAAAACCCCGACTGAATATCGCCAAAAATGGATTTAGAGAATGGGTCTACGACATTCCCGTAGATGTTCTCCGTCCTCTCCACGAACTAACTTTTGAACTCAATAGTAGGGAGACCAACACTCCCTCCCCAGAGTAGACCATAAAAACCACGGACTATATTTTCATCAAGATGCTTTACATCTGGGTGAAAATCAACAAACTCATACGGGTTCTTCAATCTGGAACTTGACCCGCAACATACCCTCTAAATGCTCCCAACTTGAGAAAGTCTTGACCGCCTCACGAGGTAGAGCGTGGAGCATACGAGAACGACTTGGTTCACAACCCACAATCTCCCGTGAAAACTCCGCACTTGGCACGAGAGCATACACGGCATCGGGTTTAAACTTTTTCAACGCCCATTCCACATTGGAGGACAGAAAGATTGCGGACTTTTTCTTACTCCGCTTTACCAACTTACGCACATATTCATACACATCATCAAGCAATCCATCACTGACCGCATCGGCGAGAGTTCTGTCCCCCTCAACCTCGCTCAGCAACTTGTCCTTATCAAACACACGGGCAAACTCACCACAATCCACGAGAACTTTATCACTCGCTCCAAGAACACGGCACAGATGGGTCTTGCCACACTTGTCGGGCAAGAGGACGCAGATTTTCTGGATTTGGGCGGGAGAACGGATTTTACGACCCCACCTCCAGCAACCACCCGCAATCGCTCCAGCAACTGGAACTAACGCAAGAGCATCTTCAATACTACTCATTATCCTACCCACACTAATATTTTTCTTTGAACTCAGCGTGGAGTTCTTTGATTTTTTTGAGATAGGCGAGTGCGGTGTCATCGGGTTGCTTTCCTTTGGAGGCATCTCCAAGAAAGGACTTGTTGATTGCGTCCAGTTTTGCGTTGTAGGTGGCAAGGACGCTTTTTTTCCGTTCCTCAATACGCTTTTCTAACTCAGTAATCCTTACATTCACAACATTGACATCTACTTTTGCTATGTCGGTGTAAGAACCAACCAAGGACATCTACTTATCCAATATTTTTTTAAGTAAGTGCCAACCAAGAACCAGCACCACCATCGTGATTTACATACAGAACCTCTGCTCCACCACCTCCATCACGGCGAATAAAGATTGAACCCGCTTCTGTAGCAAAAGCGGGAACACCCGAACCGAAATGAATACAACCCGCAGAACTACCACGAATATCCGCAACAGACGGAGGAATGGCGGTTGCGTTATACATATCCAGTCCATACTCCCAATCGGGAATGATTGTTGACCCATTCACAATCTTGAACGCAGACCCAGCAGTAGAACCCGCTCCACCACCATTGCGGGACGCAACAAACCCGTGTGCCGACCCATTCAAAGCACTATCATAGAGAATATGAGATAAAGAACCAGCGACAATACTCGCCCCAGATAAATCGCCACTATCATTCGCCCCTACTATACTCTGTGTTCCCGCAATCCATTGGGCGGGACTTTCACTTGCGTCCGTTTCCAGAACTTGAGCGAACCCGAGATGACCGATAAGATTGTCCCGAACTCTTGAACCATCTCTTTGCTGAGCGTAGGTAAAACCGCCATATCCCTCCAGAACATCAGCACCCGAGAGAGTAAGTTGCGAACGAACACCTTGAGACGAGGCAGAACCATCTCCACCACTCACCAGTAAATCTCCACGGATTGCTTTCACAGAAGATGTCCCCGATGTGTCCTCACCATAAACTTGGAGAAAGTTGTCATCTCCCGTGTAAGTATTGACTGCTCTGTCCGTCGCAAATCCAACCTCAACTGCGTCTGTGTGAACCGACTGACCCGTTGCCACGAGATTACCCGTAATAATGAAATCACTACCACTCAACTCTACTAACTGCTGAGTGCGGGAGTTAAGAGCATCAGTTTCTACTGCCGTGAGACCCTCAACGCCTCCCGTAAGATTAAAGTCCAGACCACCCTCAACCACAATAGGAGCAAGGAGAGGGTCATATGCCGTAATAGACGCAGTGTTTAGAGAACTTACAAATACATCACCGAGACCATCAGCAAATGGTAGTTTATCTTGTGAACCCGAGGCAGTAGCACTTGAGCGACCAATAAGATTGGCGTAGGACATATTCTAATACACTATTTATTTTATTGCGGAACAACTTTCAATCCCACCTCGTCCATTTTCTCTTTTGTGCCTTTATTGAGAATAGTGGTGAGTTTCTCATACATTTCCTCAAGGGTTTTCACTATCGGTTTCTTACTCTTGGATTTAAGGATTTTCTCTATATCACTCAAAAGTTCGGGTTCTGCCTTCAAATACTCATTCAATGAATATACATTCGCAAGGCGGTCTGTAAAATCATCAACCTCCTCTTTTGCCCGTTGGATTGTAATCAGTCCAGCGTCCTCACTTTCCATCACATATCCCAATGCCTCAATATCTCCTCGTAAGTTCGCAATAATCCCCAAATCACTATTCAATAACTGGTTCAAAACCACTAATGCTTGTTCGTTGTCCGTCTTGTTCCCCCGACCCGTTCGCAACAAAAAGTTCGTGAGCGAAAAGAAACGCTTAAGAAACTTCCACCATTCACCCTTCTGTGCGTAATACGACATATCCTCTCGCAACTTAACCTCCACATTCACGGGAAAGATATTCAACCTCTTACCACGCAATCTCACATCATAAATAATACTAAACTCTTGGAATATCCCATCACTCATTAACGCAAAGAAATCCATCTTGAATAATGACTTCGCTTGGAGAGCATCACGGAGAGTGTAGGTCGTCTTTCCATCAAATAGAACCTTTTTCCCCTCCAATACCTCCTTGGGTCGCCAACGCACAATATTGAAACGCAAATCTTTCTTTATCGCATTCCATTCCATTATCGTGGGTTTATCCACAAGCAATCTCATTCCCTCATCGTAGACCTCCTTGGAAATCACACCCTTTTCGTGGAGGTCTGTTAGTCTCTTTCGGGAAACCTCCGCATCATACCCATACAACTCATTATTCACAAAATACGCATTCTCATTCACAACACGCCAAGGTTCATAGTTTCCCAACTTGATGTCCCCTATAAAGATTTTCTTGTCCGCAACCAAGTTCCTCACAATCCGCTTAAATCTCGTTTCCAACTGGTCTATACTATTCACTCTCACAACCTCAAACAAGTCATAATCACTGGCATACTTTTGAGAACGCAAACCCATACTCCCCATTATGGAGAGACCCTTACCACTTGGATTGAATAACGCCATTTTGATTACAGACTGAACCTCATTGCTGAAGTTTTCGGGATATTCTTTCTCTTTCGTAATCTCATCGGGGGTCGCTGTCGCAATCACTCGCTTGTTTCCTTTTCCTTTCATTTCTGTAATAATGGGGATTTTATATTTGTTTACCAAATCGCCGTCCGCCTTTCTTGCCCCCTTTGAACCGAAAAGCACGGCATACAGACGGGCAATCCCCCAACTCTCGGGAGTTTGATTTGGGCGACTGCCCGATGAGTAATAAGCACCCTCTCCCCTTTTTTTGATTTCCTTGAGTGCTTTCACGGGAACACCCGATGCTTTGGAGAGGTCTTGGAGTGTGGGTGTTTTGCCAAAATATTCGTGTGCCTTAATCGTCCACTTACTCCTCCTTTGAGGTCTGTCCTCCAGTTTCGGGCGTTTCGTTTTCTGGAGAATGCTCCTTATCTGTTTCCGTTTCTCCGTGGGTGAAAGGGACGGAGGGACATACTTGCGGAATGTTCTGCTCGTCAGCAAACTTTTCAACTCTTGTTCGTCTGCCATCACGGGTTTCTCTATATTTACGCACAATCTCTATAGTCTGCTCTGTGATTGGTTCTCCCGCAAAACAATCCATACAATCCAAACAAATCACCCCGTCTTCGTGAGGTGTGCCGTGTCCGTAATATGTCGCCCCACAGACCATACAAGTTTTCTTGAGATTTCGCATTGCCTCTGCGAACTCTGTAGGATTGCGTTGTTTCATAATCTCCAGCATTCCCATTGGAGACAGAACCTTTTGGGATTGAGGGCGGGGTTTCTTCTGTTTCAGCACATCTTTGCGTTTCATCAAAAAATCACGGGGTTTGCGTGTCTTTCCCATTCTACTACTATGTAAAAAACATTTTAGTTAAGATGATTACCAAACTCACGCACACTCCTCCTTTGCCTCCTCGTCCTCCTCGTCCTCCTCGTCCCATTTCTTTTCCACCAATATTGTCTTAAAATCCTTATTCACCTTGGCGAGAATGGGGGTAGGAATGATAAACAACCCATAACCAAACATAGGGAAATGCTTACCATTTGGAGCAGAAAGGGCAATCCCCATATTTATATCACAAGTGTTTGACCCATTTTCAGCAACATAAAGGTCAATCTTGTTTATGTGCTTATCAAGGCATTTTCCAAGGAGTTTCCAACTTTCATTGTCCCTCCTAAAGAGTGGGTGAATGCTTACACCATATTTGCCCTTACCAATGTTCGCTTTCGTCATAAAATCATCTTTTGGGAACTCCTCCATATATCCTCCACAAAATCCCTTCTTTCGCATTTCTTTGGTAATCTCCCGCTTTCCAGATACAATATCCGTAATGTAGGGGTGTCCCATCATTGGAGCGTGAATGAGAGCGTAGGAGGGCATCGTTTCGTTCGTTATGACTTACCATACTCATCGGGTTAGGTGCTACGATTATTATCCGCTGTGTAAAAATATGAGATTTGAAAATAAAAACAATGGTTATAATGGGTTTTTTTTTAGATTTTATATTTACTCATACTGGTTCTTGAGTGCCTCCATCTCCTCCATCTCTCGCTGGAGTTTCGCAAGTGCCTCCTTTCGCTCGGCAATCTTACGCTCCAAAACTGCCTTGTTCTCTTGGCGTTGTGCCTCCTTTCGCTTTTCCTCACGCTTTTCCTTAACCTCGTTCACAATGCGAACAAGTCCAAGAATAACCTCATCATCGTCAAACTTGGCGTGGTCGGGCATCTCATCACGCACCTTTTCAGTCCAAACATCACCCCACTCCACATATCCATCAAGGTATTCCTCGCATTCTCCCATAATGGTGTCATATACCTTAATCAAGTCCTTTACCTCACCACATTCCTCCTCATTCCAACCCTTAGAGATTACATACTGCTCGTAAGCGTCCATTACATCTCGGTTAAAGAGGCGAGAGTTCGTGATGATAATATCCGTCGTGTTCTCCTCAAAGAACATAGGCATATCATCACTATGCTCCATTACCTCATCGGGAATGACATATTCGGGAGAGGGAATGGTGATTTCGTAGGTGTTCTCGTCAATCGTGATGGTGAATGAGGGCATTATGCGTTATTCGTAAGTTGTGCCAATCCACTACCCACCAGTCGCCGTGCTACGATTATTATCCGCTGTATAAAAATATAATCTTGGGAATGGAATAAAAACAATGGTTATAATGGTTTAGTTTTTGAAATCACGACCTTTTCAACTTGCGACGGCAAATCGCACATTGCTCCAATCTCTCAAAGCATTCTTTACAATATTTATGACCGCAAGTCGTGATTGCCAGAGTTTCCCGAGACAAGCGGTTGAGACACACGGGACATTCAATCTCTTTCTTTAGTTTTTCCATCATTTCCCCGATTTCACCCATTAAACACGGAGGGAGTGCCTTTTCTCCATCATCACTGCGACTTTCTACAATCCTCTCATTCATTTCATACTGAACGATATACATATCCAACTCGTTATTCACCTCTTCAAAATATTTCGCCCAAGCATACGCTTTCTGGCGAGTGAGAGAGGCAATCTTTTGTTGAGGGGTCATATTCTCCATACGAACACGAGGCATCTTGCTAAGTTATGCCAAATACTACTCATCACTCCTCGTGCTACGATTAATATCCGCTGTGTAAAAATAGTTGCCGTTTTGAGGTAGAAAAAAAAGTTGGGTCATTTATTCAAGTTTCCAATACATTCTCCATAAATCTTCAAGTTTTATATTTGATGGGAAACGGAAACCCATTCTTATTTCTAAAATATCAAGGAGTTTTTGCTTTCGCCATAGTTTGCTACTTATTCTCAAGTTTTTATTATACATAATATAGTGTCCTTCCCTATTTACGATATTACGAGTAGAGGGAGTAGATTTCATAATATCACCATAATAAATAAGGGGTTCTCTTCTCATATATTCATTCCTTATATAATCACAACGACACATAAAAGTGTCAAGTTTTTTATCACCTTTTTGTATTTGTTCTACGATTTTATGATGTTGTTTCACATTTACAATATCCGTAAGATTTCCCGTAGCAATATCTCGTTCTATCGGTGTCAAGAACGCAAGAATATTCCTATGAAGTCTATCAGTTTTACTTAACGGAAACATCGTAGTTTTTGTGGTTATGTCAAGGCATAATGGGTAGGTATTATGCTACGATTAATATCCGCTGTGTAAAAATGTGAGTGGTGGGACATTCTTACCACGGGTTAGGAAGATGGAGGGTTAAGATTTTGGAGCAAACACTTTTCTCTAAGGAAAAAACGACGCACGACACACCAGTAAACAAGTAAGGGAAAAGTGCTTACCTACAGACCACACATTTTTACCGATGTGTTGTGCGTCGTTTTTCTCGTCTTAGAAACACTTTGTGGCAAAAACTTAACTAACCACCCGATATAACCCCATTCTGTAAACCATTCCTCTATTTATGTATTTTTACCCGCATTTATGGTGATTTTTCGGCAAAAATCGGGTAAGTCTGTTCGGGTTAGGATTTTGGGTTAAGAAAAGTTGGGAAAATCTGGTGTGTCGTTCAACAACACACCCGAACGACGCACAGACCTCACATCAAAACGACACATCATTTTCCTCCAACAAGTAAAAAAGTTCGGTAAGCAACACGCCAAAATCGGTGTGTCGTCTCGGTGTGTCGTTTTTCAACACATCGCCCTCGGGTTAAGATTTTCATAACCCCATATTTCTACACAGCGGATAATAATCGTAGCACGGCGGAGGTCGGGTAGTGGTTGGCACTCATTCACCTACAAGTGAAAAAATGACGAACGCAATCTCCGTATTCTCCTCCGCATCTCGCAAGTTCTATTTCTCCACAAGCGATTTCCACGCTTGGTGTGTTGATAAGACCACGGGTGAGATAGTGGATTATGACACTAAGGACTTTTGGAGTGATATTAGCAAGACGCACTTTGGCACTCCCAAG